TACCACCCCACTGAGCACCAGAAGGTGCAAATGATTCAGCTAGTGTCATAAAAGGGATTGAGTAACATCCGTCTTCTAATCTCATTGACGGGTCGTTGGGACTGGCACAATTTAAAAAATCGTTACCTTCCGCTGTGCTATCACCACCACCACCTCCAGCACCATTTAATTCGTCACACCAACCTGTACATTCACCACAACCACCACCATTAGCGGCACTAAAACAACCACATTTATCACATTCTGGATATTTTGTAACTCTCAAAAACATACACCCAAATATATCCTTACATTTTTTAGCTTCTTCGTCCTTCTTCGAGCAAGGACAGGTACCACACCTGCAGTGTTTATCCCTCGGACCAGTCCTCCAATAAATCCATTTACACATGGTACATAAAGCCGAATTAATGACATTTTTAATCCAAGTAATAAACCCCAATATAAATTCAACAATAGTACAAACTAACGCCATAATCGTATAAATCAAAGTATAGATTACTTGCAACATCCTAGTTAAAAACTGGCTAAGGACTATGTTAAAGTTTATGTTTTTGTTTGCACTGTTCGTTGGGAAAGGATTTGCTTGTCCGTCACAGGATTTCTCTTCTCTAGGAGCGATTTCTTTTACACCTATAAAACCATCTTTCCTTCTATGTTTCCAATGATTATGAAACTGACTAACAGTATACACCTTACTATATGAGAATTCATAAAAATAATCTTTACATGCTATAATTTCTCCAGTGTTAATTGATGGGTTAGGGTATTTCCAATAATCTATCGAGAAGGCGTACGAATCTTTATCCACACCACCATAATTACCATTTATATCACTATTGTATTCTTTAATATTTGGTACTAGGAACGCACCTCTCCTTCTTTGTCTAGAACTACCAACCGTTTCTTCTGGTTTAATTCTAAATCTATGTTTTGCTTTTGTAGGTACTCCTTTACTTGGGTCTTGTGAAAATGTTCGTTCACCAAATTCATTTGTTATAACATAATCTAGGTTCATAGGTATGTTGATTAGGAAAGCTCCATTATCATCTATGTTGTGACCACCATCAATATCAAATCTCTGTAGGACTGGTATCGTTTTTACCCCAGAACCCAAATTATCTGGGTCTTCTTCTTGTTTAAAAAATGGCGTAAACCTAATAGATTCTATTGTTCCTGGTGCTGGAACCAACGAACACAATTCACCCATTTTTGCTCTAGGTCTACAGTTTTTATTTACAGACATTTTAGCTTGGTCCGTACCTAGTGAACCCATAAATACAGCAGTTGGTTTTACCTCAACCCCCATTTCTCTCAAATCAAAATCAGTCCTAGTTATTGCCGCACCACACCCACTTTCCTCATCACCCCAAAAAGGTCTAACATCTATAAATTTTGACATGGTGACAATTTGTGGTAACTTATCAATGTTTGTTGAGCTTTTGAATCTGGCTCCATTAAAAGATGAGGACGGTTCACCTTGTAATTTAAAATCTTCCGGCACCATAGAAAAACAACCAATATCAGACAAATCAACATTCATAATCACAGTGTGGTCACCAACAGGGACCCCATAAATCATAAAATCACCACTTTCGTTAGTTTTAACTGTAAATTTATAATATTTGTTATAAACATATTCCATGTCTGGGTTGTGGAATACTTCCGACTTCTCTGGGAAACTACCTGTCGGTATGTGTCCTGTATAGTTTGCTGTGGACGATAATAGGTTATACCTATAACCTTTTTCGTTTCTATTGTTTTGATTTTTGTATGGGTATATTGACCGTACTACCTCATTTTCAGCGTCTACCTTATCCAAAGGTATAAAAACAGACACCTTCGCGTTAGGTATCCCAAAACCACCGTTAACAATCACTCTACCAGCGATAACACCAAAATCAGCACAATTTCTTGGGTATACGTCGGTTTGGTGTAGTTGAAGACTTAATATCTCTAACATGTCGAAATCTTGACTTAAATCCAACGTCACTTCTTTATCGACACCGATTTCTGTCCTAATCCTTAAATTTTTTGGCATAAAATCTCTTTATATAATAAATACTACTTATTCTAAAATCAAAAATAGGTAGTATATTAAATTATGTAAATAATTAGGATATGTTTGGTCTGGATATTTGTTTAACTCTAACTCTCACATCAACATCAGGATATCTTATTTGTGGAATTTCGTCTGGTAGGAAAAATAGTGCTTGGTCTGTGGTTACTATTTTATTGTTACTTGTAGTTGGTTGACTTGTTTTTGAGTTTGAATATCCGTCACCCGTATTATTATATACTCTTACATCTATAACATTTAACACCCCGTCTTGTTTTGATACTTCCCCATATACCTCACTTAAACTAATCGTCTCACCCATTTCATGGGCGTCAACGTTAAAGAATTGGGTAATTTTATTAATAACGTTACCAACTATCTCTCCTTGGTTGGCGTTATTTGTTATGACAATGTCTAACTCCAAACCTAAATCAATTACATTGGCAGAAGATATTTCTATATAATCGTTTATCATTCTATAGTTGGAAAGGTATTCGGATATATTATTTTTTAGGGTTGAACTTACACTTGATGACAGAGCTCCGTCGGGTGTGTACGATAATATACTAACTTTAACCTTATTTTCTATTTCTGTAACACCAACCTTTGCTGCGGCCCCATACTGTGAGGGCATTGTTCTTATTTTATTAACATAATCGTTAATAGTTACCGCTCTATTTTGTGCTGAGAAATTAAACGCTATATAATTTCTAATTTCTTCCGTGGACATCTGTTCGTCACCACCAATAGCTGATGTAACGTTATTAACCTTCAAACTATTTCTAACACTACTATTAATACTAGTAACCGGCCCAGAAACTACAAAATCTAAAACCCCTAACGAATTTATAGCTCCAGCTCCCAGGTTAGACGCTTTACCCCCACCAACCCTGTATTGAATGAATAGTGTTGTGTTAGGTCTGACTACAGAACCTAAAGATATGTTATTTACGAATTTATTAAGGTTTACTTTCACACCATATTTCGCAAAATCATTTAGTAGGTTTTGTGATTTATTATTACCGTTACCGAATGTTAAAAAGAAAAACCCTTCAGGCGTAAATTCGGTAATAAACCTATTTTCAGTTAATATGTATTTACCGGACTTCATTCCGGGTCTGTCCGCTGGTATAGCTGGGTCTATTTCAAATATTTCAGACTCAGCTAAAGCATTTACTTCGTACCATTTATCATTTTTAGCGTTTATAAATTCTAGGTTGGATGGTAGTGTCGTGTAACTAAGTCCATTTTTTTCAATTACTGACGTAACCCCTAAAACATTCCTTTCCGGTAAAAACACCTTAGCGAATGGTTTACTATCAATATCTGTTATTTCTTTTTTAAATACTTTAGTAACACCATTAACAATCACTTCCCTTTTTGTTATTGTGTAATTTTGGATAATCCCTCTACCGTCAAGATTTGGTATTTTTGTTCTGTTTGGGGTTCCTTCTGAGGAATAGGGTGAGGAAAAGTCACAATCGTTAATCAATTCAAATATCTGACCACCACCCCTTACTTGAGCTCCTCTTCTTAAAAACCCCAAATACCTATCATCTTCTTTATCCCCTCTTACTGGTACTATTATTGAAAAATCACATAGTGTTATAGATGGTCTATTTCCTGGTATTTTTAAACCATAAGTCCTAGCTATATTAAATAAAGAACTTCTTTCTTGTGCTGAGTCTAATACTGTTTCTTGTAACGTCCTATCAATACTAAAATGTAAATTATCAGCTACAGCGGCATTTAAATCTAAAAAAACTGAATATATCGAGGAATCGTTAGAGTTCTGTATTAGGTCCGGATAGTACGTATTAGTTAACCTTAGTAATTCATTTCTTAACCCTAGAAAATCCCTTTCTGTATATGATATTTTTTTGCTTGCCATTCTATAAATTAATAATTATGAAATCTCTTGTCCCAAACACATCGTCTTTTATTGTATAGTCTATAAATATTTTAGCTGTGTATTCTTCAGTACCATCACCAGCCATCCTATAAATCCTATCATCTAAATCATTATCTAGTGTACTATTTTGTGCTGATATGGAAGGGTGGTTAGAATTATTTAATTCTTTTTCTTGTTCCCTAATATCTTCTAATGTTTCTATTTTAATTTCGTTTACTACTACATTTGGTATGTACTTTTTTATTGTATCTCTTAGTTCAGAATCTATAGCGGCAAATGTTGATTTATCCATTTGGTCGAATATATATTCGTATAGTCCAGTTCCAAAATCTGGTAAAAAATACCTAGTACCTTTTCTGGTTAATATAAGGTGGATTAGGTTAGCTTTTACCTCTTCCGGTAAAGTATCTGTTGTTTTAAGAAACAACCCACTTTCACTATCTTGGAATGGAAATGATACACCATACCTTTCTCTTGCTATTATTGTCATATTAAATAAATACTTTACTTTGGTTTATCTATCGACTTTCTGGAACATCCCATCTAATACTTGTTCGATAGCCCCCATCAACGCGTACTGGTCACCACCCCAACTATCTTTATGTCGTTCAATTAATCGGTCAACAACGTATCTTAGGTCTTTTTCTAAACCATCCCATTTATCATCATCACTTGTTTGCCAAGAAACTTCTTCTCTTAATATTTTTTTAATTAGTGTTTTCATTATTATTATAAATATCACCCCTAAGTTCTTTGTTTAACTTAAGATGTTGTGGCCAAAAAGGGCAGTGTTTACAGCCAGACCCACAACAACTACCTCTTTTTATGTGGTATTTTTCTGTTAAAACCATTTTACCATTTTCTAAATAAAAATCTCCGTCTTGTAACCTATTAAATTGTTCACTATTTTCACTATAACTGTGTTTCACTAGTAACATTTAAAGATTTTAAATCAACATCTAACTCACAAACACCACCTGCACAAGCTAACTCACCAGATAAATCAGTATTATCGTCCAATTCAATAACATTAGATAGGTTAACATCGTTTAAAACTTTCATCATTTCATAATACCTTTCTTCAGTAATATCTTCAAACGGTGCTTGTGTGTACGTACCTCCATTATATGGTAATACCGCCAACCCATTATAGTGATTTCTATTTTCCCACATCCATTCTCCAGCTAAATCCCATTCATCGTCTTTTAAGGAAACTGTAGCCGAAACATTGTGGGAATTTGAACCCTTTCTATGTCCACTTCTAACCCATTCAGTTGCAATTTTTTTAACCCTCTCTAATAAGTCAAACGGTGATTCAGTTCTCATAATAGCTCCTGATGGGGCTTTTTGAGGTACTTGTATTACTGCTGTATCATGTGGTCTGAAGTATTCGTCTTCTACTAGTTCCGGATGGTTTAAGTTTAGATATGTGTAAATAGCTTCATTCTTACCAACTCTAACTCTACGAATATAATAATCGTTATGCCATGCATGAATACCTGATGAAGTTCCTAATGTTAAAGATGTGGTTCCTGCTGGTTTAACTGTGGTTGTTCTAGCAGCTTGGTTTATGTTTAGAAGTTTAGCGACTCTGGTATTTTCTCTTTTAACTAGACTTGCTGCTTTTTTAGTGTCATAATTTAAAACTTTACCAGACCCTATACCGGTCATTGATACCCCAATAAGTGCGTCTTTCTCAGTAGTTTCTTGCCATATTTCTCTTAAATAATGAAATGATGTATACCCCGCTTGTAGTGTTCCTATAAACGCGGCTGTTTTTACTCTCTCATTCAAATCTTCTTGTGATTCTATATTAGAAACATTAACTTCACATAGGTTACAGAATTGGTATGGTCTTAATGCAATCTCACAACATGGATTAGTTCCCCAATCTTTATCATTATTTAGATATATTCCAGGTTCTCCCGAATTTGATAGTTCAACTCTCTTCCATAAATTCATAAAAAATTCTTTAGTGATTTTATGTCTCATTAAACATGCTGAGTTGTTTGCTCTACCTCTTTGTGGGTTCAATTCCCACCAATTACCAGCTTTACAACCAATCATTTGTTCGTCATCAGCACTAAATAGACTAATTAAAGCCGCTCTTCTAATTCCACCCGCTAGTACAGCATCTGCTATATAACATACAATATCATGTACCTCAAGTGTGGTTAAGTGTTCCCCATTTTCTTTTTCCTCTAATATGCCTTCAATCTTAACCAAACATTCTTTTAGTGGTTGGGGTCCTGGTGCTTTACCCCCTGAAGTTATTAACCTCGCACCTTTTGCTCTAATATCTGTATAATCAAATTCTACTCTACTACCCCCACCATTCATATACGATTTCATTAAAACTTTAATCGAATCTGCCCAACCTTCAATTGAGTCTCCAATTAAAAACCTTCTTTTTCTTTTTGGGTAGGGCTTTTGTATCATCGGTAGTTTAGATACGTGATGTTTTTGTACTGAATAACCTACTCCCGTACCACCTAATAATAGAAACATTGTTTCTGAAAATGAATCAACATGGTCAATAGGTAGGTAAGCACAATTATAAATCCTATTAGGTGATATTTCAATAGGTTTACCACCAAATTGCATAGACCTCATTGAAGGTAATACTTTCTTATCGTACACTAATTTGTATTTTTCTTCTATCTCATCTATTAAATGTGGGTACGTTTTTATATGCATGTTTTTATTCCTACTTACTAATTCTTCCCAAGTTTCTCTTCTCTCTAGGGTTGGTAGGTATTTTGCGTATTTCATATACACCGTAATGTCTGATAAAATTTTGTTAGAAATTTCCATATTTTTATTTTATTTTATTTATTGTTTTTTCTCTTTTTTCTAGAGCGTCCATCACTCTTTTGTGGTTTCTTTGTGTTTTGTCTTCCTCGAAACCTAAGAAAGTTTGTGTTGATTGTGTGTCTATTTCTAAGGTGGAATTATTAAATGTACAGTTTTCAAATATAATACCATCCTGACCTAACCTAGATTTTGTTATAGCAATTGTAGCTAGTCCAAGTTCTTTTTGTTGTAACGATTTCGCTATCGAGATTATTACGTGACCAACTTGGGCTTTTTTAATTGACCCACCCATTTGGTCTGTAGTTACCACCTCGGAAGATATCGACGACCTATTACCTTGTGCGGCTGTCCAACCCACTAAATTTAACTCATGACACATACCTTCAAATTTTCTCATGACAGAACCCTCACCTTTCCATTCATCATTATAACTTTTATCTGGTATAACACAATCAATATAATCTAAAACCACAATATCTAATTTAACTCCTTCTGATGTTATTTTTCTAATTTGGTTTTTAATTTGTGGTATTGTAAATTCATCTGAAGCTAACTTTTTTAATATTAACTTTCCTTCTTGTTTTTGCATCTCACTAGCCTTAGCTAGTACTTTTTCTTTGTGGTCACTTAATTCTTGTGGTGGTATGCCGGTCCAACAAGTAAAATGTTTTCTTTGTATTATTTTAGGGTTATCTTCAAAAAATATTTGTAATACGTTGTACCCCATATTAAAAGCTGTATTAGCAAATCTTGTTAGTATTGTAGTTTTACCCACACCAGTTGGTGCTAATATTACACCTAACTCTCCTTTCGCTAACCCACCATTTAATAAATTGTCGATACCGTCTATACCAGTAGGGATTGGGTGCCTATAATCAACTTCAAGAACCTCTTCTATGTTTTGGAACACCTCTAGGTTTCCGTCATTATTATCACCTATTGTTATAGCTTTTCTTATGTATTCTTCACATTTATCATAACTTTCAAACTCACCCTTATCTAATATCTTTTCCACCTTCCTAATAGCTTTTTGTAATTCTTGTTGTTTACAAAATTTTATTGTTTTTTCTTTTATAAATAAATGGTCATCAAAAGATGATTCCTTAACCTCCTTTAAAGTATCTATTACGTTCTTTTTAGCCATTTCAGAAGAAATTTCTAACTGTGTTAATTGTTGTAGTCCTTCAAATGTAGGTACGGAATCGTATTTATCATAATAGTCTTTAATAAGTTGCATTATCAACTTAAAATATTGATTATCAAAATATTTTGGTAGTATGCTATCTATAATCGAGTTAGCGAAAGATTTGTCTATGATAATTAGGTGTAATATTTTTATCTGAAAGTTATACCCTAAGTATCCGAAATTTTCTATTTTATTCATATAATATGGTTTAAAAATAAATAGTAATTATTACTATTTAAAGTTGTTTATCTAGGTAGTAACTAAGAGTTTTTCTCATTGACAATGTGTCAGTAAGTTCTCTTAAAATATATGATATTTTAGGTCTTATATCCACAGAATACCTAACTTTTGGTGGGTATATGTCGGCAGGGAAAAGTCTAGTCATTATTATTTTATTCCCTCTTTTTATAAGTATCGTGAAATCTTCGTTTTCTACCTGTGGTTTTGTCACGTCGTCTTTAAAATATTCATCAACAATATCTACAGTTTTTAAAACTAATTGTTTAACAATCACGTCTTTAATATTTTCTACAGCCCAATAAAGGTCGACTGACTTTAGTGTTTTATGGTTGTGATTCCTTACTGTGAAAAATCTTTGGCATATGATATTATCTTCGATTGATAATACGAACTCAAATTTTTCTTTCTCTTCTGTTTTTTGCATTTTATTAGATTTTTTTAAATTTATTTTTTTCAATCCTTGTTAGTCTTAAGAATGGTTCAGTAAAGTTTATGAAAGATTTATCAGAATTTCCAATAAAATTAAATAAACCATCATCCATCATCATCCTTAATAGGTTTTTGTATGAACGCCCTTCTGGGTCCATATTTTCATTTATTAATTGTTTAATTTCTTTTTTTTCTTCTTCGGCCAACAGAGTATTGTCTAAATCCACTAGTAGTTTATTTCTTTTAAAGAACCAATCCCCTAATTCACCCTCTTTTGTAATACCTTTTATAATATTTTTTAACCTAAAATTCTTATCACCACCTTCAAACCTCTGTTTACAAATGTATAAAAATTCTTCAACACTAATTTCTTTATTTGTTATTTCTGGAGCTAAATTTATTAACGTTTTAATCCCCACACCTTTAACCCCAGTTATATCGTCAGAAGAATCACCACACACAATTTTAATTAATTTTATATTTTCTACAGGTATTATATGTTTTTCAAATTTAATTTTATCACCAATTTTAACTATGTCTAAATTATTTAAAAGTTTTAAACTAACACCACCACCAACTAGTTGTGTTAAGTCCCTATCGTTAGATAAAACAACAATATCTTCACGATTATCAATATCTATTTGTTGTGAGTTAGCTTTACAGTAAAAAGCTAAACAATCATCTGCTTCATGACCTTTAAATTCACATTGTCTAATAAAAACTTCTTCTAGGTATTGTTGCAGTCTGACTTTTTGGGAAAATAGGGATTCTCTTTTTTCGTCGGTTAATCTTTTGTTGGTTCTTTTTGATTTGTAAGGCGGGTATATTTTTCTCCTATTTGCACTATTTTTCTCACCATCCCAGGTTACCACAACCTTATTAAAGTTATGTTCTACTATTAATTTTTTTATGGTATTTAAAAAATAGAAGACAGCACCTGGTGCGTGTTCTTTGTCTTGGAAGTTTTTTAATCCATGAAACCCTAACATTAATAATGAGTTACCGTCAACAAGAAGAGTTTTTGTCAATTTATGATGATTAAAGGGTTAAATACTATTTTCTATTTCTAAAAGTTCTATTTCAAAATTTAAATCTTTGCCAGCTAATGGATGATTCATATCTAACGTAACTTTATCTGTTGTTACTTCGAGTATCCTAGCTTTAGTTGCTACTCCTTTGGTGGTTTTACCTTGGATTACTTCATCTATAACAAACCTAAATTCTTTTGGGAAGTCTTCTCTTGGTACTTTGACCACAGCCTCTGGTTTTACATTTCCATAAGCTAATGAATATTCAATATTGACCGTCTTTGTTTCACCAACACTCATACCCCTAACAGTATTCTCAAAACTAGTAAGCATCTTACCCTCACCAATAATAAACTCTAGAGGTTTTTCTCTTTGTTTTGAATTATCAAATTCTGTCCCGTCTGTTAGTTTACCAACGTAATGAACCTTTACCTTATTTCCTATATTAATTTTCATTTTGTTCTTCTTTTATATCGAATTCACCCCCAAACCCTAATTGTTCCGACCAAAAGGATGCGTATTCTTTTTTGTATTTTTCTATTGATTTTTTTTCTTCGGAGGTTTCCTTTCCAGCTAAAAACCCATGTGGTGCTATTAATATTTTACCATCCTCATAACCTAAACCATTAACATGGTTTTTCATTATAGTTATTTTTGTTCTAGTGGCAAATTTTACTTTTCTTTTATCTTTAACAGCTGAGATGTTAGTGGTTCCAGCGTTTTTTTGATTACCGAACCTAAAGACTAACGTTGAGTTTAACCATAGTGCTTCCCCACCTTTAGCTTTAATTTTTGGTTGTCCAAAAGGGTTATCTGGTAATTCAACCCATGGTTGATTGACCACAACTAGTGTGTTAGTGTACTTACTATCCTCTCTCCTAGATTTACCAATTCTCTGGTTAATCCCCATACCAATTTTATCAGCTAAAGTCGCTGCGTTATGCATTTTACCACCCTTACCTTCAAAGGTCATCTTACACGGTATCGAACCAACAGAGTCCCACAAAAATAATAAATCATACTCTAACTCCCCCTTTTCTTGAGCGTCTAATAGTTCGTTTATATAGTCGGTAATTTGTTCTATATACTGGAAGTCGTTATTAAATAGAAAGAACCCATCCCAATCTAACTCACCAGTCTCTTTATCTACAGTTTCCTGACAATCAAAACCCATAAGTTTAGCGTGACTAAACCCCCATTTTTGTTCGGTAATAAGAATAACCGGTAAAATCCCTTTCTTCTGAGCATCAACAGCTGTTTTAATTAAAGCTGTTGTTTTACCGGTATCCGAATGCCCTAAAAACATTTGTAGATGACCCATAGCTGGACCAGGTACTCCCGTCGCGTCAAGGAATTCTGGTCCTAGGTCGAAAAACTTATCAGCTTTGAACTTAGCTTTTTTCGAGAACTTACTTTTTATATCTGAAAAACTTTTTTTCTTTAATGCCATCGGTATAATTTTTAAAATGGTAAATCTTCGTCCGCTTTCTGGTTTGTTTGTGGGTCCACAAAGCTTTTGGTATTGTTTCCTCCCATATCTATTGTACTATTTTTTTTCATAGTAGGGTCGTCGTAAGTATATTTTTTTAACTCATTATCCCAAACTGGTTCAGCTCCTTTGGCTATAGCTTCTAGGTATTCAACTGGTTTTTGTGAGTATACATCTTTCCAAGTTTTCTCGTTAGATGTCCACTCTTCCGATTCTGAGTTATTATCCGATAGTTTACCCGGGTCTTCATACATCACAGAAGATACTGTTGTATATTCCCCTCTCCCACCTGGTAATGGTACTGCTTGTAAAATAAGGATTAAATCTCTACCTTCATTAACATCAGTAACATCCCCTTTATTTCTCCAAATAGGGATAATTTTATCAATTGGTCCATCACCTTTCCAATTATGTTTAAATCTCCAAAATTTAACCCCATCCTCTTCTTTATCTCTATCAATTACTTTTACTATATAAAACTTTTGTGAACGATATTGTCTTGCTAATTCTTTTGATTGTTCATCACCAGCTAATTTAAGTGCTTCTTCTACTTCATTTAACGGACTTCTATCTCCGGTTGGTTTACCTGTAGAGTCTTTACCTGGGTCATAAATTTTCATCCACCTACCTTGCACTTGTGTGTTGTGAAAAAACACTTCTTTAAATGGGGAACTGCCGTCTGTTGTCGGTAGTATTCTGATTCTTTTTTCACCTTGTTTGGTACCTTTAGGTAATGCAATAGTGAAATATTGTTTTAGTCTATCTTCGTCCGACATTCTTGGTTTTGAAGATGATTCTTGTTTGTTTTTTTCGTATTGGGCTAATACGGCGTCTAGTGAACTCATAGTAATTTAATTTTTATTTAGTTTTTATTTTCATTTAAATATAAGGAACTTATTTCGTCTTGTCAATTAAGAAGTGATAATTTTTAACATAAAAAAAAGCCCTTAGTAGGGCTTTAAATTTACTAAATATTTTACTTTTTATCAAATATCAAAACTATTTTTTATGTCACCATCGGAGTAGTTTTGTACATCACTAGCTTTTAACACGTAACTATCTTTACCCTGTTCTTTAAACTTATCTTGACTATCATCCCAATAATCACTTAGTGTTTGGTTGTATGGCCCGGAATCTTGTTTTCTTAACGACATCTTTTCCTCTTCTGTTTTTGGTCTATTTTTTTCTATTTTTTTTTCTAGATTGTTAATTTGTTTCATTAAAGTATCCATACCACTTAATTTATCTTCCATAGTACCTAACATACTCATTAAGGAATCTAATTTTTCATTACTACTATTAACCACATCAACAGTTTCACCTTGTTTACTTACTAATTCTGTAACGTCTAATTCGGTGGTGTCCGTATCTGTAGTTTCTGTATCTGTAGTTTCTGTATCTGTAGTTTCTGTATCTGTAGTTTCTGTATCTGTAGTTTCTGTATCACTAGAATCACCATCCACATCTACCGGTGGTTCTGGCATTTCTGGAAATTCGCTATCTGTGGTGTCTGTAGTTTCAACATCAACATCTTCTTGTTCAGACATTTCTTGTTGTCTTATTTTGTATTTTTCTAGTCTTTCTGAAGACCCTAAATTATCTACAAACCCAGAACCACCACCTAAACCACCCACCTGTTCCTCTAAATGTATAGAGTTGTATGATATCTGGTTAAATCTGTTTAGTTCTTCGGTTAATTTGTTTTTTAGATTATCCATTTAGTAATTGTTTGACGTCTCCGTTTGGTGACTCTACTTGTACCTTTTTATTAAGCATTACCCCATTTTCATTTCTTTCTATTAAACCATCTCTAGTCCTCACAGTATAACACACCCCAGTATCTAAATCACACACTTCTTTACTTGTGTTGTCCATAGTACTAGATTTTTCAACAACATTAGCTGTATTTTTACCTATAAACTTACTTAATTTGTTTTTTAAATCTTCTGATATCATAATTTCTTTTATTAATAAATATTAATTAATTTATTTAAATTCTTTTTTACTGTTAACCAATTTCAGTTATGTAATCACTATCGAATTTATCTGGGTTTAAATACTCCATTTTTTCCGATAAATTTTCATCTATAACATACCTCCGTATCTCATAATGTAAGTGAGTACCACTAGAATTTCCAGTGTTACCCATATTACCCAAAAACTGTCCTTTTGTTATAGCCGTACCAACGTTATTCGCTATAAACGATTTATCTTTAAAATGAGCTAAAACAAATTCGTATTTAGATACAGCGTCTTTAACCCAAGAAGAAGTGTCTGTTTGTTTTATTAATGTTCTTGTTATGTAAACGTGATTACCATACCCACCACCACAAGCTTTTCCAGTACCAACTTTACAACCACCATATTTCTTACTTAAAATCCCAGTTACTGGTGAGGTTATTGCTATTTCTTCACCTTTAAATTCTTGTTTAGGTGAGTAATCAACCCCCTTATGTAACCTACCTTTTCGTTTCGCTTCAAATATTTGTGCTCCACTTGGTTTTACGATTTTACTTAGGTTCACTGGGTCTTTTACTTCAATACCCAATATATTAATTTTTATGATGTCTTCTTCATCGTTTAGTTGTGTTATCGAATTACCGACTAAATCAAAAGAATCTAGACCATCAGTAACGTTACCAACATCCTCAGTTTCACTTTCTTTTAGATTTTTAAGTAAAGTTTCTTGTATCCCAGATAATAGGTCAGTAACTTTAGGTAATGATGGTATCCCCACCCGAACACCGGTAAATGTTGTGGTCATTTCACCATTTGATATTGAGTGGTTGACATCCATAATCAAATAAGGACCACTAAACATAGGTATATATCTTAGTTGAAAGTACGTTGTTGGTTGTATTAGAGCGTTACCAAAACATGTAACCTTACATTGGTATGACCTGGATTTATATAAGTTAAATAGGTTAAGTGAGTTTGTCGCTACTTTTGAACCACTAGCTAGTTTACCCATGTCTTCTATTATTATAAAAGATTCACTAGTGTTTGGGAACTCTGTTTGGTCTAGCGATATATCTTGGAATATTTGTTGGTTTGGTATACCGAAGTCCACAGCAAATGCCATTACTTTATTTTCTAAATTTAAACTTTCGGGGTCGGTAGGTGGTTTATTATTTATTAATGGGTTTGGACTAACTCTATCTAGAATAAAAGAATCATTATTGAAACCGTACGTTGGGGTTTTTATATCTAGGTTTGTTGATGGTGGCCCAACATATTGACATAAGTATACTGGTGAAGAGTCGGTTGTGTCTACCTCTTTAAACGCACCAAACATAGCATTACCCTGTTTTGCGGTTTCATTACCTTCGATATTATAAAAATTAATGTATGAAGGTAGTGGTATCCAGTTAAAGAAATTTGTCCGACACATATTACTCATAAATGCACTTATGTTCTGGTTAACCGAAACAGAGCCTGGTGACTCTGAAGCTAGTGCCAAACCTTTAAACACATAAATATCACCAACAGCCTCGTTACCAATATCCATATTTCTCCTATCTAAAAACAAAAACCTTTCAAATATTGTGTTGTAGTACGGTACCCCACCATTAGATGTTGAGGTTGGTTTTTTTAAATCCGACCCTTGTACTTCTGTACCAGCAATCCATTTATCGTTAAATGTTTTAAATGATTGATATAATTCTAATTTTAGATTATCTCCATCAATTTTTGGTCTTTCTGGGTCCTCATCAACCTCACCCCTTAATTTACCTAACGGGTCTATTTTCGAAACCTCCTTTAAAAAATTATTTATATAAACATTTCTTTCAACATCAAAATTAGTGTCCTGTAAATTTTTTAAAATAACCACAAAATCTTGCTTACTAGTGGGGGTTACTAAATTAGCACAAGTTGTAACATAATATTTAAGTATTTGAGCAAAAGAAAATACTGTGATAGGTGATATGTCAAAATTCACAAAAAACTGAAAACATAGGTTACACACATTCTGGAATTGTGTTGGTGTCCCAAATTCTTCTTTAGTCATAACCACTTCCCCAATCTCCATTTGGAATTGAACGTCTAGATACCCTACAGGCCAATCTGTCGCAATATACTTAGGTAAGTTGTATGATTCTTTAATTTTTCCTTTATCTAATAAAAGACCAATTAATTGATTTGTTGGTGTTCCACCACCTTGACCATCTAACCTTGTTATTATGTCAAACCCATTTACCGAACCATGTTTATATATAATCGTCTGATTTAAAAAAACGTCATTAATATTTAAAAATTGTGATAATTGTGCGTTTGCTATGTCCTGTGTGGTGTGTGTTATGTTACCGGTAATCTCAGTAACGTATTCTTTTGGTACCACCATTATTTTCTTAAATATTTCTATAAATGAAGTATACTGCCCATCTACGATACTAGCGTTAGGGTTTTTTGTTGTTGAAAACTTTATAAATTCGTCTTCAAACTTTTCTAGGACTTGGGTTGGGAAAATAGATAGTAACTCATTAAAACTTTCATAATTACTAGATGTTGTTGTTGTTAAATTAATGCTCCAAGCGTCTTGCTCTACTTTAGCGTTATTTACCCTTTTAAAGTAATTACTCCAAGGAACCCTACCATATATAGCTCCATAATTGGTTCCTGATTTAACATCAAAAGAACCAAATCCAGCACCCGCCCATAAAAATCTCGCACTACCATCAAAAGCTGCTGTTGTTATATTATCACCTATATATTCTAAATCAGAATTAACTAGACCACCACTTGACGGGTACAGTATGTAGTATGGGTTTGTTGCGGGGTCTAATTCTTGTACACCAAACCCAGATGGTATGTTATTCGAATCTGCGTATGTCGTATAAAAACTATACTCCACTCCGTCAACCTCAACTTTTGGTATTTCTTCTTTTACAATCTCCATTATGTATCCACCTAGGAAATTTGTTTGTAAATCCTGTACTGGTACCCACGTACCGACTGTAGGTAATATATTACTACCTGTTATAATGTTATGGGTCATAGATATTAATCTAGGCCATAACCCTAATGTCTGTTGGTTTATATCTAGACCTGGTAGCACATTACCGTTATCTGAATAGTCAAACCAACCATAACCATTTGAATATGCTGGGTCAACATACCATTCGTTACATCTAATATCACCATCATTACCCATAGTACCACCATCACCAGAACCTAACCCACCAAAAACAGAAAATTCTTCTGGTGTTTCATTTTTATAATTCCACCACAAAGAACCAATTTTCAAAATAAAACTATATGGTAATTCGTGATATGAAGCCAGTTGTTTGATTAATTGTGCT